AATGCGCTTATTGCCATAGGCAGAGATTTGGCAGATAAAGAGTTGAAATATGTTGCATGCTCCATGGCGTACACCATGACAATGGATATGAAGACTCCGCCATCGTTGGTGCATGATTTTTTGAAAAAATTTAATGAGCGCATGGATATATACCGTGATGATCCGGAGCAGTTTGAGGCGGATGCCATGAAGCTTGATGCAGATTACGGTATGCAGGCAATGATTAAGAGATATGTGGAGGAAGAATAAAATGCAGGTTATTGACAATGGAAAAGACGTTATTAATCAGATTTATAAAAAGATGGGGATGTACGAGGCATGTGATGCCATGGAAGATGCGGTCAAAGACCTTCCGTTTGCGTTTGTAAAATGTGAAAGCGGACAGGAATCTTACATATCCCTTGAGAGAGTGCTGAATGAGCATCAGATTGAAAATATTCGAGGTATTATCATAGCAGCTATCAAATCTAATAAGGAAGATGCGGCTAAATGGCTAAGAAAACTAAAAACCCCGGCTGAAAGTGAGCATGCATATGCTGATGGGCAGGGCAGAGACGATGAATTGGAAGAGGAGATTGTAAAGGATTTATATGTCATGCAGGGGAAGACCCTTAAGAAAACTGCAGAGGAGCTTGGAGTAAGTGAAAGAGAACTTCAGAAGTTTATCAAGGACAAACAGATAAAAAAACAAAAAAGTAGGAGGAGTTAGAGGTTGGAAAGGACAATTACATCAGTAATAAAAATGAATCCGGGAATGTTGATTCCCCATCCGGATAATCCAAGGCAGGATATAGGGGATATAGCGGAACTTACAGAGTCGGTAAAAAAGGAAGGCGTGCTTCAGAATCTTGTTATTATGCCGAAGGAGAATCTTAAACTATCGGTCGAGGAGCAAACGGATGCGAGAAAAGTTAATACAAACGGTAAATTTGTCATTCTTATTGGACACAGAAGATGTGCTGCCAGTGTGGCAGCAGGACTTAAAGAGGTCCGATGTGTAATTGTAAGCAATATAAGTCGGGCGGACCAAATTAAGATGATGCTTGAAGAAAACATGCAAAGGAATGACCTTACTGTAATTGAACAGGCGCAGAGCTTTCAATTGATGCTTGATCTGGGAGAAACGGAAGAGTCTATCGCGGACAAGACCGGATTTAGCAGGCAGACAGTTCGACACAGAATACAGCTTGCACGATTGGATCAGGAAGAACTCAAGAAAAAAGAAAGTGATGAAAGTTTTCAACTATCGCTTAAAGATTTATATGTGTTAGAGAAGATAGATGATATCAATGATCGCAATAAAATACTTCATGAAAGTACAAACTCTAATCAGCTGTCGTGGAAAACCAGCAATTATATTAGGGATAAAAAAAGAGAAAGTAACAAGGCTAATCTTATAAAGCTTCTTGAAGAAAAGGGAGTAAAGAAAGCGCCGGATTCGATTGTTAGGAATAGGTGGCAGTCAGGCATTAAAGAAGTTAAGTGCTATGACCTTGACAAAGAAGAACCTCATAAAGCGGTTGTGGTACCGAAAGGGAAAAAACTTTATTACTTAGACTCATCCTTATACTATAATCCGGGTTCACTAATAGTGGTTGAAAAAGTGCCGAACTCCGAAAAAACTCCTTGATATGAAAAAAAAGGATATTAAGTTAATCCAGTCCAATATCAGTAAGCGAATGACCAGACTGGTTGTTGATATTATAGATAAGAATATCTGTTCTGATGACAAAAAGATACATGAGAGGATATGGAAGGCAATTTATAGAACAAAAGGATGTTTTTATGAAAGCAGTTATGTAAGAGCATATACTGGAAAAAGCTACTATGACATTGAGCATGATGAAAAAACCAGGACTATAGAAAAAATAAACAATTTGAATTATATAAATCAGATGCTTATAACGATGGTGGTATTAGTAAGTTCTGTCGGAGAAATTGTTGGATATGATGGAACATACAAAAGTGAAACAGGAGATGCAATCAGACTTACGGGTGAGGTACTAGCAGACTATGGATGGTATTACGAAGATGGCGAGGAAGAAGTTGTTAATGGCACATCGGAATTGTACGTGAAAAACAGAGAGGGTTTATGATTTAGGAGGAATTTCATGAATGTAAGCCGTATTGATGATGAATTTGACCTTGAAAGTTTACTTAATGAATAGGCATACAAATTGAATTTGCTGGAAAGGAGAATGAAGTGAATAAGAAATATGAATTAGTAGAAGAAAAAATCAGTGTATATGGCAAAACGTTGCGTAGGATAAGAGCATTAAAAGATTTTAGAAATGTAAAAGCTGGTGACTTGGGTGGTTACATAGAACGAGAAGAAAACCTTTGGCAGTCTGGCGATGCATGGGTGTGTGACGATGCAAAGGTGTATGGCAATGCAGAGGTGTATGGCAATGCGAAGGTGTATGGCAATGCATGGGTGTGTGACGATGCAAAGGTGTATGGCGATGCAAAGGTGTATGGCAATGCAGAGGTGTATGGCGATGCAGAGGTGTATGGCGATGCAAAGGTGTATGGCGATGCAAAGGTGTATGGCGATGCATGGGTGTATGGCGCTGCAGGGGTGTATGGCGATGCATGGGTGTATGGCGATGCAAAGGTGTATGGCGATGCATGGGTGTGTGGCGATGCAATGGTGTATGGCGATACAGCTTACACCACAATAAAAGGCTTTGGAACTAGTTTCAGAAATACAACATTTTTCAGATGTAAGGATGGACAAGTAAGAGTTGTCTGTGGATGCTTTTATGGATCTATTGCAGAATTTAGAGAGCAAATCAATAAGACTAGAGAGGGTAAAATTGCAAAAGAATATTTAATGATAGCTGATTTAATGGAGTATCATTTTGCAGAAGAGGAAGTTGTCATATTAAGTGAAGCAATTGATATCTTCCGAGAAGAAGTTGAATCATTTGCAAAAACACCTACACCAGACCCTCCAACAGTCGGCAATGATGGTTGGATTCCGGTAACAGAAAGATTCCCGGAACCTAATAAATACATATTCTTATCATTTTCAAATTTCAGCTTACCTGTTGTTGGTAGATATGAGGAAGATGAAGATGGTGGAGCATTTTACATGGGTGATGATGATGAAAGTTGTGTATCACAGGACATGTTTGTTAATGCGTGGCAGCAGTTGCCGGAACCATATAAAGAAGGTGAGAGAATATAATAAAAAAATATCAAAAAGAATTTGATGAGATAAACTGAAATTTACATTTCTGATGATGAAAGTAAGTAATTTAACTGAATTACGTGTAAAAGAAAGGAGAAATCACATGAAAAGATTTGTAGGAACAAAAATTATTTATGCAGAACCTATGACACGAGGTGAATACAACATTTACAGAGGCTGGAATATTCCTGTAGATGAAAATCCGGAAGACGAAGGGTATCTCGTAAGATACAGCGATGGATATGAAAGCTGGTCACCCAAAAAGCAGTTTGAAGAAGCATACAGAAGATGCGATAACATGACTTTTGGGCTTGCAATTGAAGCCATGAAGCTGGGATTTAAGGTCGCAAGAAAAGGATGGAACGGAAAAAATCAGCATATAGAGCTTGCAACTAACATCAGCTATGTGAATGCAGATGGTGAAGTTGTAAATTGTGAGCATGATGCAATCGGAAATAAAGCAATTGCATTTGTAGGAACATCAGGTGTACAGATGGGATGGCTCGCATCACAGGCTGATATGCTTGCTGAAGACTGGAAGATTGTAAATGTAATCGCTGATAAATATGTACCTTGTATAGAGTGTGAGTGGATTGGTAAACCGGCAGACGCGCCAAATGAAAATCCGGGTGACTGCATGTGGGCACCGAGTGAAGAGAACGGGTATGACAGACCCTGTAAGGAGTTCGGTGAATAATGAAAAAAATAACCTACATATGTGATAAATGCTTTAAGGAGCTTAATATCCTGCATAGCAGCTGTGTTTTATGTGACGTTACGGAAAAAGGAACGTCGTTAGGTAGCAACAAGCATGAATTTGAATTGTGCGCGGAATGTAGGGATAAGGTGCTTGAATTCATAAAGACCCGTGATATTGATGTACATAGTAATTCGGGACAAAAGACAAAAGATAAGCGTAACAAACCGGAAGAAAAGAAAGCATCGAAATACACCCCGGTAGTAACGCCGGAACCGCCCCCTATACCTGATGAAGTAGAAGGGGATATAGAGATAAGCCGAGGAAATCGAGTAGTAAGATGTGGTGGGAAGTACGTTGACCTTGGGAAATTGTTTGCGTTGAAGAAGGCAGGCTGGCCGGATTGCAAGATTGCGGAAGAATTTGGGCTTAAATCCAAAGGGATTAATAATGTAATGAGAAGATACGGTGAACTTTACGTGGAGTACATTAAAAACGGTGGTTTCCCGAAAGAAGAGGATCCTGTTAAGGATGAAAAGTGTCCGTATGATTAAAGGAGATGGATATGGTGAAAAATTGTAAAACATGTCTAAGGCGAAAAAAGTGCATGGAGAGGACTAGAGAAGTTCCTTGCACGTCGTATAAGCATAGTATCAATACATATAAACACGCAGCAAGCAATACAAAACGGTAAAGTTGGTGGTAAATTGAAACGTTCGATAACCGGAGCATGGGTTAAAGAAAAGAATGTTGTTGCATTTTGTTGCTCCAGAATACATAAGGGATATTTAACGAGGAAACAACGGAAGCAGCATAAATGCCTAAAAAAGAACTGTAGGAGTTATAAACCAGTAAAAAAAAGAAAGTTGTAAAAAAGTGCATCCAAAATGTACTCCTGATAAATTGGGGGTACAAAAGGGGGCACATTAAAAGAAAAAACAATGTATCATCATATCAAATAGAAAAAAAAGATAAAAGCCCCAGGAGGCTTTAATAACACTATTAGTATATTAAAGTTAGGACTATTCTATGGCACATACAAAGAAAATATACCGATTTGATAAGTCAAATGAATATGAATATTGCTATGCCGGGAATTATGGAGCAAAGGGCGAGAGACGTTTGCCACGTAAGGAAGTGACTCCGGAGCAGATAAGGAATCAGAATCTTCGCAACAGAGCTAATTATGTCCGAAGATTAATAAAGCTGAATTTTAATTCTGATGATTTGTGGGTTACTCTGAAATATTCAAAGGGAACAAGAAAGAGTATAAAAGAGTTAAAGAAAGATTTCAGAAATTTCATCAACAGGCTAAAGAGACGGTATAAAAAATACAATGAGGAGCTTAAGTACATTTACCGACTTGAAGTAGGTAAAAAAGGTGGTCTCCATGTACACATCCTGGTTAACCGAATCCCGGAAGCGGACATTATGATAACCGATGCGTGGGGAGAAGGTTATGTTAACTATACTCCTATATATGATATGGGAGGATATAAAGACCTTGCGGAATACATTGTTAAAAGGCCCGTTGCAGGTGATGAGGCTTATGAACAGCTGATGTTGTTTGATGCTCCGGAGCAAAGGAGCCTTGTAAGTTATAACCCGTCCCGCAATCTAAAAAAACCGGTGCCAGAGGTATATACATACACAAGACGTACAGTTGAGCGAATTATAAATGAGGGTCCTGTAGCAACAAAAGGATATTATATAGATAAAAATAGTATCATATCAGGTGTTAACCCTATAACAGGAATGTCCTATCTTCATTATACGGAGATTAAGATTGAATCAATTCACGATAAGAAAATGAAGGGAGAGAACAGGAATGTTTATAAAACTGGCAACGTTCAAAAAACTGGTTAAAACGGCATATACTCATAATCGGCTGGTGGTATGCCATGTGGGAGAAGATTATATCATATCAGGTGGTGGATGGCGAATACAGGTGGATTCCGCCCATTTGCCTAATCAATATAAAGCGGTGATGGTAGAACATATAGGCGACATGCCGGCAGCAGGAGAAGGATTTGAATACGGACCTGACATGTATCAGCAAATAATAGCTGAGACAGTAAATGTCGTGCCGGAGTATGATGAATGCACCGGTGAAGTGTATCGTCCGACTAACATAATGATAAACGCGCGTGGAAATACATATGTAGTGATGCAAGGAGATAATAACACGTATTTGTATGTTAATCGTGTGTTATGTGACATGGTTGATAATAAATGTATCAATGAGGCAGCAGGTGAGTATGTGCCGGATTTTCCGAAAAAAATAAATATAAAATCTGACAGACTCGTTTGGGGGAATAATGTAATGTTGCTTGAGGTAATTACATATTGTCCTATTATAACTTTCGAACGGTGGTTTATTGAAAGGATGACAGGCTTTGATGTGTTGTCCATGAATAACGATATACTCGCATAAGCGATTATATAATGCACTTATATACCACGAATAAAGCCATGAAACAATGTGAAACGGGTGGCTTAGTCCACCCGGGAAAGGGGAAGTATGAGATTAAAAGGGAAGTTTACAGCGAAATGTCCGTATTTTGAAACAGAAAGCGAGAGTATGATTACGTGTGAAGGTGTGGTCGGGCAGAAAACAAAGAGTAAGTTTACTGAACGGAAAGAAAAAGATTTATTTATGAAAAATAACTGTGAGCATTATCCGAACGCATGCCCCATAGCAAGGATTAATGACAAAAAATATTGAAAACTGTACATTTTGAACACCAAAAAGCGCGCGCGTATGCGTCATGCGTGCGGTGGAATAGAAGTAAAGGGTAGGGAGAGCTTGTGAAGGCTCTCTTTTTGTAGTTGAAAAATTAAGGTACAAAAGTACCCACATGAAAAAACAATGTGGTGTAACTTAAGTAAAGGGGTGATGTTGTGGCAAAGTATCAGCAATGGATAACGGAAGAAGGTCTAATAAGGATAAGGGGATGGGCTATGGATGGACTGGATAATGAGGATATAGCCTACAACATGAACATAAGCAGGAGCACTCTCAATAATTGGAGTAATAAGTTTCCGGAACTTTATAGGGCACTACATGAAAGCAAAGATATAGCTGACCGTCGGGTTGAAAATTCGTTGTACAAAAGAGCTCTTGGTCAGATGGTGCTACAGAAGAAAGCGGTAAAAGTAAAAAAAACGGAATATGACAAGATAACGGGCAAGAAGGTAAAGGAAGAGGAAGTAATTGAGATGGTTGATGAAGAACATTATATCCCACCGGATACAAAGGCAATTACTTTTTGGCTGTCAAACCGTAAGCCGGAAGATTGGAGATTTAAGATTAACGTTAATGAAAACGAAGGTGAAGAAGCCGGAATTATTATGCTTAATAATCCTTTAATAGAGCAGGAAGTTGAAGAGTATGAACAGACGTGTGCGGAGATATACGGAGGAAAGTAAACAAAAAGTAATATGGAAGCCGCAATTAAAGCAGGCATTATTCATGTCGCGACCGGAGTATGAATGTTTATATGGTGGGGCAGCAGGCGGCGGAAAAAGCGATGCTCTGTTGTGTGAGGCATTAAGACAGGTGCATATACCAAATTATAGAGGGATTATATTCCGTCGTACTTATCCACAGCTTGAAGGGCTTATAACGCGAAGTCATGAATTGTATAAGAGAGCATTCCCTTTGGCAACGTATAACACGAGTGATAAAGTATGGAAGTTTAAGAGCGGGGCCAGGATTTTTTTCGGATATATGCAGTATGAAAAGGACTGGGTTAATTATCAGGGAAAGGCATATGATTTTGTAGGATTTGATGAACTAACGCATTTCACATACAAACAATACATGAACCTGATGGGCCGTAATCGTCCAACAGGTTCGGGTACAAGAGTGTACATACGCGCCACAGCCAATCCCG